GGCATCAAGGACAATGCCTTATTCAAGCTTGATTTCAAGGATCTGAATATGGCAGAGGAAGACTTCACCCTGCAGCCTTATCCGGTGAGTCTCTTACCAAGCACTCCTGCAGGACGTCTCTCTGCAGTCACTGAGCTCATCAATACCGGAGTGATCACGGATCCTTCGCATATTGTGAGGCTGCTTGAATTCCCGGATATGGAAGCCCTGACCGGATTATACAGAACCTTTGAGCGTGACATGGAATGGAGGATCTCCGAGATCACCGAATTCGGAAGATACCATCAACCAGAACCGGTGATGAATCTCGAGTTTGCATCGGAGCGGATGGCGCAGGCCTTCCTCGAAGGTCAGCAGGATGGTCTTGAGACTGAGAAATTAAACATGATGAACGATTTCATTGCAGACTGTCAGGACCTTATAGCAGGCGATCAGCTAACTCCTGAAGGAGTACCTCCGACCGAGGCCCCCGCGGGGCCCCCAGCTGATATGATGGCAGCACTTGGGGCACCGGCACCGGCACCAGGACCTGAAGGACCGCCGATGGGAATCCCGGCAGGCCTCCCTCCGGTCCCAACTGAAACCCCTGAACCCCTACCCGTATAATGGCAGAAGAATTATCTCAAAATGAGATCATAGAAGACGCCCAGATTCAGCAATGGGTTGAAGCAAATGTTCCTGGAGAGGATGCAGACCAGGTTGAAGAAGTTGAAGTATCAGAAGAAGAATATGCAGCCGAGGAACCTGAAGTAGAAGCAGCAGAAGAGCCTGAAACGGAGACCAGGGTCTCAAGGAACTTTGCACGGATGAAGCAGAAGGAGCGTGATCTGCAGAAGCAGCAGCGGGAACTCCATAGCGAACGTGAAGCCCTGAGACCTTTCAAGGAGGCTCAGGAGGCATCATCATCCGGGGATATGCTTGGAGCTTTGGAGAAGGTCGGCTGGGATTATAACCGTGCAACCGACCAGGTTTTCAAGGATGGGAAACTGGCTCCTCAAGCCGAGCAGCAGCAGGCAGCTCCGGAAGTCCAGCAGAAGCTCGATCAGCTCGATCAGTATATGAAGAAAGAGAAGATGGATAAGTATGTTGGTGCAATAAAAGACATAGTTGATACTGATGAAAATTATAGTTTAATACGCGCAAAATGGGCCGAATCTGTACCTATGATCCTACAGATGCAGCAAATAAGTATGAACGAAGAAAATCGCGTGATGGACCCGGAAGAATTGCTTGACAAAGCAGAAGCGTATTATGAGAATTTGTTTCAGACGGTCGTCTCTACGGAGAAGGGCCGCAAGCTTTATAGCCAGATTGAGGCTGGCGATGGTACCCCCCAGGATAGCCCCTCTAAGAATCCGCAAAGGACACGATCGCGGACGTTAAGAAACCAAGTTTCACGTCCGAAGTCTAAAACCTCGAAAAGAGGACCAATGACTGAACGCGAACAGCTCGAAGCGGCAATAGCAGCAGTCAATTGGACATAGGCTGAGGATTAACGTCCTTTATGGAGTTATTCCATGGCAGCAGCCACCACTTTGACCAAGTGGGATGCAGTCTTAAAACAGTATTATACGAATAAGAAGGTTGAGGATCTGGTCTATGATTCCCATCCACTGTTCGAATTGATACCGAAAGACGAATCCTTCAAAGGTCGCAATATGCCGATCCCATTGATCTATGGGCATCCGCAAGGCATCAGTAATACTTTTGCCACCGCACAAACCAATGCATCATCGTCTTCCATTGACGATTTTCTTTTAACCAGGACGACCAAGTACGGGGTCGCGACCCTCTCAGGTGAGGCCGTAGCGGCGTCGGAGGGGGACCGATTTTCATTCCTCTCAGCTGCATCGACTGAAATCAACAACACAATCAAATCCGTAGGTGCTGCGATCGCTCGCGATATCTACCGGGATGGATCTGGAGCCATTGGTCAGATTGCGTCAACGACGACAATCGGATCCACGGCGTGTGATTTAGTAAATCCGGAATCCGTTTTCAACTTTGAAGTTGGAATGCGTCTCGATCTGAATGCAACTAAAACTGGAAGCAGTGGAGGTCTTCGCTCCAGTTACACCCAGATTGCAGCCGTCGATCGATCCAAGTACACAACTGGATCAACCGACCAGCTCACTGCATCCGCCGCCTGGAATGCCAACTCCGGAGCCGTCGGCGACTATCTGTATGTCGAAGGTGACTACGATACGGCAGTCAAAGGCCTGGAAGCCTGGATCCCCGCAACGACTCCTGGAAGCACTTCTTTCTTCGGCGTCGACCGTTCAGTTGATCCAACCAGGTTAGGCGGACAACGCTATGATGGATCCTCGGATACCATCGTGGAAGCTCTGATCACCGGAGCCAGCCTTTGTGCTCGCGAGGGAGGATCCCCGGATTACGTGATGATTCCATTTGAAGAATTCACGAAATTGGAAAAGAGTTTGAACGCGCAAGTCCAGCGTGAAGTGAAGGAATCTGATTCCATCAGCGGCTATCGATCCATGGAGATGTATGCTCCGCATGGAACTATGAAAGTAGTTCCCGATAAGGATTGTCCTCCTGGGAAGGCATACATATTAAGTATGCCGAGTCTCGTTTTGGCATCGATCGGCCCAGCAGTTCAGCTGACGCAACTCGATGGGAATCGAACCCTCAGAATGAATTCCGCGGATGGTATTGAAGTGAGAATCCATTCATATCTGCAAATGGGTTGTCGAGCACCGGGTTGGAATTGTGTTGTGACATTACCTTCTTGATAGGAGGAAAACATGGCCAATCGAATCTTTTTTGACACTCAGTCTCTTCAGCCTGAGCTGAAAATCCTTGCTGGTAGTTTTACTTGCAATGGGTCTTCAGATCCAACAACAACGACCGGGACAGGGTTTACAGTTGCCCGGTCGGGAACTGGAAAATGGACCGTTACCTTTGATGATACCTATCCAGGGATCTTATCGGTAATGACTAATTTCGAACTCGATTCTGATGCAGCATCCAACATAGTGCTGAACATCAGTAATGTCGGAACGTCCTCATTCATATGTNCATGATTACGACCTGGAAGACATCGGCGGCACGCCTCCGGTGGATCTTACTGGTCCAATCGTCCATTTCGTAGTTTTCATGAGGAATACCTCATTGACGAAATAGGAGGAACATGAAGAAAGGATCACTCGACGATGCTTTGATGGTCTCGATCGGATCCATGGAAGAACCCAAAGGGGGGCGGATGCCCCCTGATGAGGGATACATGGAAGAAGAGGAAGTCATCGAAGAAGAAGGACCAATGGACTATTCTGAGGATCAGCATGTGATGGCGGAAGAGCTCTCTGCAGCATTATCTTCCGGTGATTCGCAGGCCATCCTGGAAGCATTCCATGGGATTCAAATGAGCTACTGAGGACGGCATGACAGACTATGTCGCCCTCAGTGATCTTAGGACCCTGGTGCGGCAGCGTGCCGACCAGGAGAATTCGCAGTTCGTAACAGACGAGGAGCTCCGCCAGTACATTAATCGTGGCTACGCGGAGCTCTACGATCTTCTGGTGACGAATGCGACCTCGGAGGATTATTTCCTGAATTCCAGCACCGTCACTCTGGTTTCCGGGACTCAGACCTATGATCTGCCAGCTGACTTTTATAAGCTGCGCGGCGTCGATCTGAACATGGGGAGCGATAGCTTCCCGCTTCGCAGATACAACTTTCCCCAGCGAGATGTTGGATCACGATATTCGGTGCCTTATCGGTATCGGTATCACGTCCAAGGGTCATCTCTCAGACTGACTCCAAGCCCCTCGACGAATGACACGTTGACGGTCTGGTACATTCCCAGCCCGAAGAAATTCTTAGAGAAAACCGTCACGGCGATTACCCGCGGATCGACGACCATGTGGACCGTTGGTGCAAACCATGGCTTTGCGGCTGGGGATAAGATCACCGGCGTCAGCTTCATCAACGCTGCAAATTACAACGTCGATCAGACGATCTCTGCCGTAGGTGCAGCAACCGTCACAACGGATCTGGACAGCAGCGGCTTGAGCGATCCGACGACCTTCGGAAACATCGAAACCCGGCTGGATTTCTATTCAGGCTGGGACACCTTCGTTATTTGTTCCTCGGCCATCGATTGCGTGGTTAAGGAGGAAGGCGATCCCTCAGCATTGATGACGATGAAGGAGGGGACCAAAAACAGAATTCTTTCAGTTTCAGATAATCGGGACCTGGGCGAACCGGCGACGGTTACCGATATGGCGGTCTATTACACCGATCCTGGATCTTACACCTGGTATTCATAGGAGGCATATGCCGTTTAATACATTTAAAAACAACCAAACTTACGTTTCAGCAGTGACAATGGACGCCGATATTACTGGTGATACCATCGATGCAGAAGGAATGAACAGTTGCTCGTTCACTTGTGTGAACACGGCAGGAACAAGCCCCGTGGGGACATTATATATCCAGGTTTCGAATGATGAATCTGAGTGGGTTAATACGACTGCAACTGCTGCGATTAATGCTGCAGAGACTAACCTACTGGAGCTCGATAACCTCCCGGCAAGATTTGTCCGGATTTTTTATGATTTTACCAGTGGAACGGCTGCACTCAGTGTAGCCTTCACCATGAAGTCATGAGCCGGGTTAATTTCACTCAGCTTTATAGTGAGAATCCAGAGGTCAATCGGCTGCAAAGCCATATCAAAACGACACTGAATCCGCTGCTGCAGCTGCCGATATCAGATGGAATTTTATTGAAGGACCAGGACATAGCAACAACCGACACCAGAGTGAACCATGGCCTGGGAAGAGAATATGAAGGATTCATTGTGACCAAGGTGAATGCAAATGCAGTGATCTATGAATCAACAACTGTAAACCCAAGCAAGGATCTTTATATCCTGCTCAAGGCTGGATCCACGGCGACAGCAGATATTTATTTTTTCTAGGAGTTGAGATGACAACATCCAATATGAGTCTGAATGAACCCACTGTCGGAACGACGGCTGGGCCNACCTGGGCGACTGAGACGAATACGAACTGGACCTCGATTGACACCCATGATCATACCAGTGGCAAAGGTGTTCAACTGACTCCAAGTTCGTTCAATATCAACGGTGATTTGGAATTCAACCAAAATTCTGCAAGCGAGCTGAAAAACGTCATCTTTGACTCCAGCGTTTCA